GTTCACAATCGAGGGCGACGAGTCAGATGCAAAGTCTTTCGTGCAGCGTATGCGAGTTGAACTTTCGCGCCTTCGTGATATTGCCCGCAACCGTAAGCTAACAATTGCACGATGGAAGATGTTGCAAAAGGGCATTGAAGTTAATATGCCAAGTCATGATGAGGTTGATGAAACCAATATCTTTCCAGTTGCAACAATCACCTTGTTGCGTTCGCAAAGCGGGCACGTTGAGATACCGGACGATGTTAACGATGCACTTAGTTTCATGTCGGAGGAATAACAATGAGCTTACAAGACATGTTGGGCAAGGGCAAAAACAGCAAAGCTGCCGTGACTGAAGTTGCAGTAGTTGAAGAGGCGCTTGCACCTGCCAAGCCTGCACTGACTGGACTTGCATTGGCACTCGAAAAATCAAAAGCAGCCAAAGCTGCACAAGCCACAAAACCAAAGCCAACCACGGTTGCCCAACCAACTAAGCAAGGCAAGCCAATTGTACCTGCTGAACCTGACACTCTTGCAGACCTCGGTTCCTTGATGATGGACACCGCAGTTGCAGTTGTGCCAGATACCAACGTGGACAACTACAAATATCAAGAGCAGGCCGACGCTTGCGATGATGCAACTACGGCAACTTTCTACGAACTCATGCACACAATTGTGAACAGTTTCGGAACTGACAAATTGGGCGAAGCCTTGCACGATTGCCGTGGGTACTTGCAAGAACACGACCACCTCAAAGCCATCCTCAAACCAGAGGACATTCATTACATGGTGCGCGGATTGCGCTCAACCTATGGGTCTGCACTTGCATCACGCACCGCCAACAAGACCAAACGCTCTGCATCTAATAAGAAAGTGGATGATGTACTTGCGGACTTGGGCAGCTTGAGTTTCTGATGGCATTTACCACATTCAACAAATGCTGCGAAACATCCGGCCCCCATACAATAAGGATACTCAATACGTGGAGTAACTTTCGATACCATCTATTTGTAACTACATGCACTGATTGCTATGCAGCTGCGCCATGTTTGATTGAAACTCCCCGCTGTGAAGATGAGTTAACTGCGAAATGTATGGAAACTTGGAATGCCACTTACAAGGAGAAAGTGGGATGAAGATTGACAAACTCATCATCTCCCATTCGTCCCGCTCGACATTTGCATCGTGCCCACGCAAGCTGGAGTTCCGTAAATTCTACGGGCACAGTCGCCGCGATGAGTCACTTGCAACACTTGCGGGTTCGGCACTTCATGCTGCATACCAAGACTACCTAGTGCATGGCGATAAGGAACGTGCAACTTTCATCTTGATGATGGAATTGAAAGTTGCATACGATGTCAGTCCGCTCAAGCCCCGTAGTTTGGAAGCTTGCTATGCAACACTGCTGGCAATGATCGACTACCAAGGTTACAGCGATTGCGAACTTGCATACATTGACGTTAATGGGGAGTCGCGGCCTGCAATTGAGGTGCCATTCCGAATCCGCATCAAGGACTTCTCACTTGGGCGCGATGACGAACCGCAGATTCCAGTCGAATACATCGGTTTCATTGACATGATAATGTACAATGTTGTCCACCAGCAATTCGTTGCAACTGACATCAAGACACACATGCGCACCTTGGGAGATATGACATCTGCTTACAAGTTCGACGAACAGGTGCTACCGTATGCCCTCATCTTGGAAGCCATCGTTGGTAAGCCAATTACCAACTTAGATGTACAGTACATGAGTTGCTATATCAGTTTGGACGAACCACAAATTGCAAATTACGGCTTCAACAAAACACAAGCTGACATACAAGACTGGACTCGTGGCCTTGCACTTGACTTGCAATTGATGAAGATGTACTACCAGACACAGTGGTTTCCTCGCCGTGCCAATGCGTGCACTGCATACAATCGCACTTGCGGGCAGTTTGATTTCTGCCAGTCCCGCGACGAGAAGGTAATTGAAACCATGCTCAGTTTTGAAACTCCATACGAGGCCCGCCCGTTTGAGCCTTGGATTGACATTGAACTTGCAATTGAACAGGGGAACAAATAACATGCGACCAATCAAATGGATCAAGACTCTGGCACGGATAGTTGCAACCTACGACAAGAATCGTATTGACAGTCGGTTGCGCGAGGACAGTGACAAAGAATACTTAGCTTCGCGAATTCGTGAGTGCGAGCAAATCATCCGTGACCGAACTGACATACATGTGGACTTGTCAGTTGCAGGACGCAATGCAAATCAGATCGTCGTAATCGGGCATTACCGTGGGTGTGACTATGTGCAAACTTACAGCATGTACAACAAGGACTTTACTTACGTAGTTGAGCAATTGAAAGAAATGTCCAGATATGCAACTGTTAAACGTGTAGACGCAGTACACGGAATGGAAGCTGTAATTGCGCACGAATTAAAAAAGGATGGATACTGATGCCAAATAAACCAATCGCCAAGTGCCAAATGGAAGCGCCAATCTATTCAGAACTATTGGCACCGCAAGGTTTCCTTGAACTCACCCGCGAATCACATGCGCTTTGGTTCTATTACACAGCTGCACGAAATGCATACGATACACTGGTGGTCGATCCAATTGTAATGGAAGGTGAGAAAGACCCGACCACCAATTTCCGCCAGCTCTTTATTTCAACTGCACGCCTGTACAATGTAGAACCTGAAGCAATGGCCAAGTGCTGGCCGCAGATCAACATGCAATGTCTTGCGCTTGGCTTCCCGGAACTGCCGGATGAAGAACGCTATCGGTTTGACAACCGACTCACAATAAACTAACAAGCGGCGGTGCCGCAAGGAGCAACCATGACACTATCAGACTTAATCGACATTTACCTAGCGATGATTGGCTCACTGGTTGCAATCATCATCTTGTTGTCATTGAAGGAGGAACCACTATGGCCACTGATCAAACCCCGCAAGTGCCTTGGAACGAAATGCAAACGCAGTGGCGACGCAACTTGCTAGCATATGTGCGTGATTCATTGGAATTCAAAATGTTGATGCATCAAAGCCAGGACTTACCTGCACTGTTGGAACGTTACGGACTAGCAGTGCACAAGGCTTCAGGACAAACTATTATTGCATTGGTTGAAGACCAACAAATTACAGAAGAGGAGGATTGCTGATGCCACAACTCGACACTTCACTTGAAGAAGAAACGCTGTTGCGCTTGATGGCTTTTGGGCCGGGTAAAACTCGCAAGACTTGGTGGGCTGGAACTGCGGCTGAAGCTGGTTTCAATGTCATCTTGTTGGACAGTGACGACGGCTGTGCAATCCTCAAGAACCTAAGTCCTGCCGCTCGCAAGCGTATCTACCGTGTCAACATTGGCGACACCAAGAAGCGTGCAGTTGCAGCTGAGTTCATGACGTGGTTCTGCAAGATGCCCAGTATTTTCTGGAATGAAACCGACCAGAAACGCATGATCAAGCCGGATGTCAATTGCATCCAGTTGGATTGGGCGCGCTTCGACCGTAACACAGTTGTGATTTGTGACAGTTACTCAGCATTGTGTTGGTCACTTGCACTCAGGTACTGCATCGAGAACCAGATTGATCTTGCAGATGCTTCCAAAACCGAATGGGATGGCTACCGTTTCTGCGGTCAGTTGGCAACTTGGATGCTTGGGCAATTGCACACCCTGCCATGTCACTTCATTCTCATCGGCCATCAAGAAGTGTATGAGAAGTACGTGGGAACTGGAAGGGATCGCAAGATCGACTGGACTCGCACGCAAATGAAGTCAGTTTCAGGCCCGCACGCAATGACAATTGCAAAGGGATTCGATGAGGTCTTGTACTTCACAATACAAGGCAGTAGTGTAAGTATTGACTTGCGCCCAGAGAAGGATCGCGACGGAGGCGGACGTGTAATTCCGCCCGGTCGTTACAAGTGGGAAGACCTGAGCTTCAAAGAGGTGTGCAAGTTGGCCTCGATTCCATTACCACCCGCTGACTTGATGCCAGTTTCCGAATTGGTTGCATGTCGTGAGGCACCTGCATCTGCAACTACAAACAAACTACTGGGAGGAAAGAGCAAAGCAGCAACAACCCTAGCAACAAATACACAAAAGCCAACAATTAGTATTGGCAAACCCTGAACCCTTGGGAGAGTAGTCGGTGTGACTGCGCACAAGCTGACCGACTTAAACTAACTCAAGCTATAAGAGACCAATTGTTGTATGTCTCAAATACGGATCGTACCGTACATACGGATACTGCTTTTGCTGAGTTGTCTGTTGAAAAACTCTACAAATAATTAACCACTGCCAACCACAACCGCAGCTCGCTGCACAACTAAGGAGAAACACCCATGTCAATTACACGACGCAACCTAATCATCCAATTGATGGCCGAAGGCGAAGGCTCAATGGACGATGTGATGCAAATCGTAAACCAAAATTCCGCCGAAGATGACAGTGAAGTTGCGCATGACGTAACAACTATCGGCGAAACAGATGATGGCATTTGCTATCTGTACTTCGCTGGGGAAGAAGGCTAGTTCGCTAGTACCCCAGTTATTTTTGTTGTAAATCCATTAACGAAACCAAAGGAAATTACCATGTCAAATGACGAAACTCAAGTAACAATCGGCGACGAAGTTGTATCACTTGCTGACCTAGCTGGTCTGGATATCTCTGAAGTTCAAATGAATCGAGGCCCGGTTGCCACTCCAGTTGGCGTTTTCGAATTCATTGTGAAAGAAGCTGTAATTGGTCACAAGGCAGTTAAGAAGGACGGCGTTGAAATTAACAAACCGACAGTTGAATTCAAGTTGGAGATTGCAGATGTCATCACAATGGTGGATGCTGAACTTGAACCAGATGATTTCATCGGTGAGACGCACTTCGAAACCTTCTGGATTTCTGACCTGAAGAAAGATGTTGGTCGCGTAAAAGCACTGATGGTCGATGCTGGCTTTGAAGGTGCAGGCCCATTCCAGGAATTGCTGGATGCCTTCGTAGGTCACAACTTCATCGGTGCTATCAAGCAGCGTAAGGACAGGAATGATCCTGACCGCATCTACGCAAATCTGGATAGCAAGAAGATCACTCCAGTGAACGGCGCCGAAGAAGCCGCAGCATAACACGCTGTAGTTGCAAGTAGTAAGTAATCGAAATGGGGCAGCAATCGTTGCCCCATTTTTCTAACTGATGGGAGTTGCACAATGAAAGTCAATGCGTTAATGCTGATTAGAGCATTGGAAAATTTACCTCCCCCTCGGCATAAATTTGATTATCGTCCAGTTGCTGTTCAGGACAGACTCGATACTTTGAACTATGCTGATAAACTAATGCCCGCAAATGCAACGGTTCAACTTATATATGTACGTGCGTCTGTGTTTTGCACTGGTGGCCATACTTGGTACGAGTGGGAGATCGACGTCAATGTCTAAGCGCATTCTGTGGTTGATCCCACCAAAAACTTCCGACCGTATGCTGTCGGTACTGAAACGCTACATTCAGAAATCGAACGTGGACTTGAAGTCCATTGAGTTTGCTGCAATGACCAACGGCTGTTGGAAGCGCAAACCAAAAACCAAGAATAAATTTGAGGCTGACATGGCGCGTGCCCCTCAGTTTCATACCAAGATGGCCAGCAAAACCTATGACATCATAGTTGCAAATGATAAAGCGGCCCTCTTCTACCTTACTGGCAAGTACTCATCACTGGCAATTTGCCGTGGCGGTGTGTACAAGTACAAAGGTAAACCAGTTTTGGTATTTGACGATACCAAGAAAATCATGACCACTCGCACTGGCGGATGGATCACACTCCAGGACTTGGGCAAACTGTCGAGGTGGGCAAATGGCACATTCAGGAAAGAACCGGCCTTCAACTATCGAGTTTGTCACACTGTTGACGACGTCAAAGAACTACTCACCTCCATTGAAACTTCAATCCTATCAGCGATTGATATTGAAACAACTGGAACAACAATCAGTTGTATTGGGTACAGCAATTGGACAAATGAGGGCAAGTCCCAAACATTCGTTATTCCTTTCTACAATACGCTCAAGCCGGGAGGCTGCCATTGGGAAACAGCAGAAGAAGAAGAGCAAGTGTGGAGTTTGGTTGGACGAGTGCACGATTCCTCCACGTACAAAGTAATGCAGAATGGTAGTTACGACTCTACCTATTTCGTAACTTACGGCGTGCCTCTGCGCAACTACTACTTCGATACCCTTCACATGTGGCACAGTATCTGGGCGGAAGCTCCCAAGTCGTTGGCGTTCATCGCGTCAATTGCAATGGACTTCATCCGCTATTGGAAAGACGAAGGCAAGGAAGATGCCGAAGATACTAAGGGCTATGCAGTTCCAACCACCGCGCGGGGGCTATCCAACTACTGGCTTTACAACGCACTCGATTGTCACGGCACGTTGATGGGTTGCAAGTTCCTTTCCATGCTGCTTTGCAATACCGACTGGGCGCTGCGCAACTACACGAGTGAGTTCACCCGCCAGTTCGGCGTCAACTTCAACATGTCCATGCGCGGGGTGAAAGTGAACAACTCAATCCACCAACAGTTGATGTCTGACATGTGGGATGAACACCAAGAGGCGGAGAAGGATTTGTTGTTGATGGTCGCCGACCAGGACTTCAATGCCAACTCACCCAAGCAAGTACAGGAACTAATCTATGATGTACTTGGAGCCAAGGAGATTCCGCGTAAGGGCCGAGTCACTGGTGAAACCGAACTCAAGATGATTGCAACTCAAGACCCACTTTTGGAAATCATCATTAGCCAAATCTGGGCAACCAAGAAACCAGCCAACAACGTTAGCAAGTACTCACAAGGCAAGACTTTGCACGGGCGGTTCATGTACAAACTCTACACTGCGGGTACTCCCACGGGGCGGCTAACTTCCAAGGCTCACGACTTGTGGGTTGGCAGCAACATCCAGAACAAGCCCAAGCGTATGCGTGTGCAGTTGGAGGCTGATCGCGGTTATGTAATTGTGGACGCTGACTACGCACAATCAGATGCGTACTTCACGGCCTTCGAGTCGGGCGACCCTGCGTTCATTGCAACCATGATGAGTGGCAAAGATACCCATTGTGTACATGCAGAACAGTTCTTCAAGCAACCGTATGATAAGTTGCTGGAGGCAACTGCGGCAGGGGAGGATTGGGCAGTTCACCCAACGAAGGGCGTGCGCCAGATTACCAAGCGTGTAGTTTACGGCGCTAACTATTTCATGCACGCGTTCACTTTGTTCTTGACGATGGGCAAAGAGTCTGTAGTTGCAGCTGCCCACTTTCTGGGGTATGAGGAAGCGCACACTTGGGACTTTCCACAACTGGTGAAGTTTTGCGAGAAGGAATTACTGGAAGTCTACTATGAAATGTATCCGGAGATTAAGCTGTCGATTCCAGAGGAAGCGCAGAAGGCCGTGCGTAATGGGAACAAAGCAAGTGCTGCGTTTGGTTACACTCGTGTGTTCTTTGGTGATCTTGTTAATGATGATAAAGTCCAACGGGAGTTCGCCGCGTTCTTTGGACAAGGCGGAACTGCCGGCAACGTCAACAAAGCACTTGAAACAATCTTCTGGGAACTGGAATCGCAAGGAGTTGAACTACTCTTTCAAGTGCATGACTCGATCATCTTCCAAGTCCCCGAAACCAAACTGCATTTGATTCCCTTGGTGATGGCAGCCATGGAAAATACCGTGACTATCAAAGGGCGCGAGTTCGTAGTACCCGTCGATGCGCAAGTGGGCAGAGGTTGGGGCAAGCGATTGATGAATTGGAAGCCAGACATTACACTTGGTGAGATTGACAAGAATGAATTGGCTTGGCAAACGAAGTGGGCGCAAGCTCATAACAAGGGAGTTGCAGCATGAAGCGATGGATGCAAACGTTTAAAGAAGTTATGGCGGACGTTGATCGCCGTGAACACTTGTGTCGCAGCTCCCCCAACTGTCCTGAGTGTGGCACAGAACAAGTGCAGATAATGCTCGGAACAAACCCAGCGGAGTGGCGATGCCGTCATTGCAAACACAACTTTGTTTATGAACCGGCTGCACAATAACAACAACTAGGATACTTGCTAATGTCCGTGCTGGATGGGATTACAAACGAGTTCTTGCAAGACTACTTGCGGTACACGGAACACACCGAACCTCCGAAGATGATGCACGTTTGGGCTGCACTCTCTGGAGTTTCCGCATGTCTGGGGCGGCGGTGCTGGATTGAAACTGGCATCGGTTCCATTTACCCAAACTTGTACGTGCTATTGGTGGGGCCGCCGGGGACTCGCAAGACAACTGCAATGAACAATGTTAAAAAATTGGTGGAAAAGAATACGCAAGTGCGATTCGCTCCCAAGGATACTGCGGGCCAGCGTCAGGGTCTGATAACTGCAATGCAAGGTGAGAAGGAAGAAGAACTTGAGGACGGCTTGCTTGATGTTGCAAGTGCAATCGCCTCAATCAGCGAACACAAGATGTCTATTTGTGCGGCTGACCGTCACGCTATGTATGTGTGTGCGGCAGAGTTTCGTAGTTTCATGGGGCAGAACAATCTGGACTTGACAGGGTTCTTACTTGAAATGTGGGACGGCGAGGACTATGACTACCAATTGAAAACCGCCAAGATCAAACTCAAAGACCCATTGCTCAACTTGATTGGTTGCACAACTCCCACGGAGATTTCCGTGCTACTGCCACCTCAAGTAATTGGGCAAGGCTTCATGAGCCGGTTCATCCTTGTGTATGCGGCTGACAAGTACAAGAAGATACCGCCGAGCCGTGCGTACTTGGACAAAGAAGTGATTCCATGTTTGGCCGACGTCTTCAGCTTTGCAAGTAACAAGATGAACGGCCCCATGAAACTCAGTGAGTCCGCCAAACGGATGGACGACAAACTGTACATGCGGGAAGTGAGCATTCAAGACACGCGCTTCATGTATTACATTGAACGGCGCCATACTCACTTGATGAAGGTGGCCTGCGCACTTGCGGCCTCTCGCAAATCCATGACAATTGAGGCGGACGATCTGGAACAGGCGGACCTGTTGCTATCACATACTGAGTTGTCAATGCCGGACGCGCTTGGAGAGTTTGGCCTTTCGCCGATTGCAACTGCCAAACAGAAGATGGCCGAGTACATTCAGCACGCGAATGGGCCAATCACTAGCAGGATATTGTGGATGGTAATGCAACGCGATATCAAGTTGGTGGACTTTCGAAATGCACTTTCCGACATGGTGAACGCGGGCAAGATTCTAAGTGTGAAAACTACGAACGGGGACGCATTTGTATACGTGGATTCTGCACATGGAATGCTTGAGGGATTGATTGAAACTAAAGAGGAGACTGGAACATGAACAAGAGAGAGCAGTATGAAGCGGATGCAATTGCAGAAGGTGCGTGGCAGCTGTACTTGGCAGCTTGTAAAGAGTCAAAGCAAGTGCCAGTATTGCGATGGGCAGACGTAGGCGATATTGGACGAGAGTATTGGATAGAACAGTTCAAGAAGTCACAAGTGCAATTGCACACTGACGACATAAAGGAAGCCTGGGATTTTATGGTAAAGCCAATTGAAGAGCCAACGGTATTTGCAGGCCTGTACGTTCATGAACCGCTTGCACTTGCAACCCAAGTCGATGGCGACCACTACAAATCAATGGCCATCCAGCCAGTTGAGTTCAACCACGCCAATAACATGCCGTTCATTGAAGGCAGCGTCATCAAGTACATTTGTCGCCACCGCAACAAGAATGGATTGAAGGACTTGGAAAAGGCAAAGCATTTCATCGACTTGCTAATTCAACTTGAATATACTGACACTGATTTGGAGACTGACGATGACCATCAAGAGTGAACCCGGCGCACCTGCGCACTACCAAATTTCTGCAACCGTGCAAGAGCAAAAGCTAACCGGCTACGACATCAACACGCATTCGTGGTGGGCCAGACTCTGGGGAAAGATGCCCACAATCGAACCCAAGTTCGAACAGCGATCCATTACCAAAACTGTGACCATGCAATTGACTGATGTGCAGGTTGACTTCATGGTCGCAAATCCAAACGTCGTGACAATGTTGTTGACGCACGGCGTGAAACCCACAGGTTGCAGTTTTGCAAGAGTGCCAAAGGAGGCACCATGAGTAAATGGACTAAACCAGAATTAGAAGACATGCTTGAAGATGTCGTGAATGAGCTGCATTTATCTGAAGGCATGGTAGAGAAGCATGGGCCACTGGGAACAGCACCCGCAGAACTGGTAAGGCTAGTGCTTGAGAGAAAAGATATAGAGATACAAGCACTAAAACAAGGCTTTGTTGCAGTATGAAAAAAGCCCCTTACAGCACCGACACTGTAAGGGGCAAACGTACAACCAACCACGGTTGTTCTTTCAGAGTACTTGCTTGTCACCCTTATTAACCCACTTCTGAACCATTCCCTTGCTGGCTTCCATTGCAGTCGGCCCACCAAAATAGAACAGCAACACAACTCCAACCAATGCATTATTCTCAAGGGCAGCTTCCGAAAGGAACTCACTTGCAACGATGAACGCGTCTGGCTTGTCAACGAATGGCGCAATGGTTCCCATTACAATGCTGGCCATGTGTTCAAAGGCCCAAACTCCAACCACTACAAGTGCGATGCACCGCCGTGCCAGCCGACTACCACTTGTGGATTCCAGCCACTTCATGTAAACGCCGTAACCTTCAGTGCGCATCTTCGCAGCGTCGTCAGCCTTCTCTTCACTGGTATACACAAGCTTGTCAGCCGCACTTGCAATCCCACTTACCAGTGTTTCACCTGCCTTGCTGCTGCCAAACAACTTTCCAATCATGCTAAACATTTGCTCTCTCCTCAACTTTCCATTATGGCCAACAGTCTGGCGATTCGGTTTTGGTCATGTGACTGCTTCAACGATTCTGCAATCTCACGATCCAGTTTGGTTTGAGTTCCCTTCACGATCTGCGACTTGTAAAAGCGACGGAACCGTTCAGGGTCACCGCCAGCTTTTACATAGCTCCCAAGTGCATCCTCAACAACTTCGCCAGTTAGCGTTCCGCGTCGTGCATGCGTTTGCAAATTGGCTGCAAGTCGATCCTTGAGTTCGTTGCGCTTGGCATCCGTTGCAGTGTTGCGGCGATTCTCCTGACGGAACTCATCCGCATACAGGGGCTTCATGCCGAACGTTCTTGCAATTACACCGGCTTGCGTCCGCGTATCACCTTCAATCAAATTGCCGTTGATGTCTTCACTGAACCCTTGTGCAAGTTCAATCACGTTGGCGGTTCCCTTGTTCAAGTTGCTGCGAGCAAATAATTGCGCCGCGTAGCCAGGATTGAATTCGCCAGTCTCCATGATGTTGTCCCAGCTGCCTTTCACAACTCCGGCCGCTTTGCTAATCATGCTAGTTGCAGGCGCTGCCTCCAGATAGAAGTTACTGTTGATCGGATTCATGCGTGTTCCGGGAATGCCAACACTTGCGCGAGGCCCAAACGAAATCCCCGTCATGGAAGCTATGCTCCCGTTCAGCATCCACTCAGTTGCATCATGTCCAAGGCTGGCATTCATGCGATCAACCAAGTTGCTGCTACCATCATAGTTGCTAGTGAACGTGTCGATGAAACCTTGCACACCTGGAACACTTTCGGCTCCAAAGAATGCAGATTGCAAACCCACTTGATTTATCAAGGCAGGCATCTGGCGACTCTCAATCATTGAGTACATACGCTGCAGGTAGTTCCACATGTAAGTGGTGAACAAACCAATTGGCATACCAGCGGCACCTTGGAACATCAACGGGCGATTGCTTGGGCGAAAGTCTGCAATTACATTGTTGGCCTGAAAGTGGGCAAACGCTGCCGCTGCTTCGTCGTCCAATTCCAAAACTTTCTTACCTACATATGCGAAGTTCATGAACGAATACGAACGTGCAAACGTCTCAGTCTTGTCAGTGATGATACTTGTGGCGTCTGCGAAATTGCGTAGTTGCCCCGCAATAAAGTCCTCGCCTGTTCGCCCATAGAGCTTGACTTGTTCAGCTGCAAACTGATCGAAGTACCCTTTGGACTCTGCCACTTTGCGAAGCACCTGTGCACCTTCATCATTCCACATCCAGTGAGTCGCACTGATTGCAGTCTTGATTGGATTGAGTTTGGTGAGGCCGCCCGGAGTTACATCACCGTAAGCCCCAACCCGTTTCAGATGCTGGTCACTTGATTCACCTGCCTGACGGGCAAGCTGGGAAATTACAGGCGGCAAGGTAACTGCAAGTGACAAGGTATTGATCACGCCCATCCCCACATCAAAGATACGAATGGCAGTTGCCGTAACTACTTCATTCAGCGCCCCCGCGTTTTTGCGCATTGTCTGCGGTAGTGTAACTTGCGCCGTCTTCTCAAGGTATTCATTGAAGTCTTTGAACGGATTAAACTCTGGAAGAATCTTGTCATTGAAATCCTCGTATTGTTTCTTGGCCAAGTGCTGCGCCAGTGGATGAGTCTGTGCTTTCCCCGTATACCGCATGTCGTACCAGCGTTGCATGGCCCGATCGTAACCGCCTTCAATTGCAAGCAATCCCTTTCCAACAATTGAGGTATCATCAATCCGTTGAACTCCCAAGGCTTCCAAGCGGAAGTTGTCCCAGACTGTGTCTGATTTGGTCTTACCAATATCACGACCCACGCCACTTGCAACCTTCTGGAATTCGGCCAAGTTCAGTTCGGGCTTTACCAGCTCAATTCGGGTGCGGCGTGCAATGCCTGCCAAGTCCGCAATCATTCCGTCCACAACTCCCTTCAGTTCACGTGGATCAGTTGTGATAATTGGGGAACTGAGGGCACCTTTGGATTGCGCGTCCTGCTTCAGTGGCGAACTTACATCTGTGATATCTTGGAAAGTGCGTCCCTTTGCACGACTGTGCGCCGCCACAGAATCCTCACCAATTACATGAACCTCTTGCTTGTATTGGCCAGCCGCACGCTGAGCCAAACTGCGGGACTCACGTGGAGTTGCACCGGGAACAGCCTGCAAAATGTTGTCGTTCATATCCATGATGTATGTCATTGACTTGCCTTCCAGATTCGGAACAGGCATGTGCCAAGTCTTACGTGCAATTCCTGGCTTGTTCTGACTCGCAAGCAACACGTTTTCTTCAGTCAGGATTTGCTGCTGGATGTTGTCAACCGACTTCAAGCCGTTGTAAGCAACCTGCGTTACTGTAACTGGGCGTTTGTCAACTTTGGAAATTGGCACCAATGCGTTGCTTGGCATTTCCTCACCGTAACGCGCGCGCCACAATTCCTTATTAACAGCATTCTGCTCAAGAACAAATTGCTTGTTCTGGCGTCCGGGCAAATCGCCAACTGCGCTAGTTCCAGGAAACTGACGATGCTCAATTGCACCGGGTTTCACATGCCAACCAGCACGCAGTGCGTTGAAACCACTTGCCCAAGCTGCGTAATCGCCTTCGTTGCCCCGTTTTGCAAGCGCCTGAAATGACTCTTTCGTCGCACCGATGATGACGTTGTCAATCACTTCCTTTTGTACCAGCTTGTCAGTAAGTTCCGTGAGGCGGCTCATTGCAACAGTCGCAGACTGCATACGATTGTTGAACATCTGAGTGCCGATCACTTTGCTGATTGCACCTCCGGCTTCTGTGCCGCCTGTAAGACTGGCCGCATCCTGCTTGATGGTTTGCACAAGCCCCGCGTTCTTATCAAATGTACTGGCAACATGCGCAACTACAAGGCTTCGGCGTCCGGCTGAATCAGGTCTGGCAGATTCGCGCATGGTTGTCACTTGCGTATCGCGCGTGCGCAGCATCTGGTCTGTCAAGTGTTCGCGACTGATTACACCAGACGGCATGTCAGTTGTACGTGTCAGCCCAACTACAGGTTTACGATCACGAGGCATCCGGTTCATTGCACCCGTGAGATTGATAGGACTTGCAGTGTCTGGGATATCGTCCATTGAGCGCAGCATTTCCTTAAACCCACCGACATTCTCAAATAAATGGTGCAAATCCACAACGTCCGTACTTGTACGATTCATTTGGAATAACTGCACGATGCGGTCGTCGTTCGCAGGAAGATTCAACATGCGGGAGTAGTCAGTTGGACTTAAATCATCAAGTCCAACTTCAGCAATGCGGCGATTTTGAATGCGCTGGAAGTCCTCAAATTTGCTGCGAAGCGACTGCCACTGAATGAACTCAGCGTTATCACTATTAGGTGCAACATCCTTGAATGCAGTCGTGTCCAACTTACCCTGCACTGCTTGGCCTTTCTTCGGATCAACTAGCAACCCATGCACGAAGTCCAGTTGCGTGTGGTGCATGTCCGGCGCAACCTTTAGCGTTCCCATTGTCTCCAGATTGATCGCTTCACGTGCAGCCTGCTGACCGTCGTGAATTGCTGTCATTGAATAGAATGGCAGTTTGGTGAATGTGCCAGATGACAAATTGCTTTGCTTTGAAAGACTGCCAATCAGTTTGTTGTCGGCACGCAATCCGTACACGTCTTCGCGGTTGGCAGTGAAAGGTTTGTTGTAATCGCCGCGTTTGGTCAGGCTCATTACACCGTCATCGCCGTTACGCATGTACACGGTAAAGGTCTCAGGAAAGTGGTTGCGCAATTTCAACAGTTCAGGAGTTAGATCAATCCCTGCACCGCCAGTTGGGCTGCGCATTTGCTGTGTCAATCCCTTCGGTGAAACTTTGAGACTTCCCATAACTTCGTCCGACGAAACTGGGAGTTTGCCCGAAGCCGTTGGGATGTCACTTACAATTGTGGAAGGAAGTTGAGTTCCACCTTTCTTGTTGAAGATGAATTGGCCTTCGTCCAGCATGATTGTTTTGTCGCCATCTGGAGCCGTTGCAATTTTGCGTTCGCCGTCCTGAAACAATTCCTTGCGCATGGTTGAACCGTTGACTGTGTTGTCAATTTCGTACACAATTGCAGATGTTTGGCGGTCGTCAGCTAACGAAACTTCAAGTTCGCCAATTTCCTTTTCAAGTTGCTTGCGTGATTTGCTATCGGGCAAGTTGACCAGCTTCGCAACCTTCTCCTTCTTACGACCGAGTTCGATTTCATCTCTTGCAATTTTACGCGCAAGCTGGTTGTTCCAGTCCACTGTGTTGTCAAGTGCTTCCAAGCTCCGGAGACCGTCGAATGCAGTTAGGTTTGCTGGCTGTTCTGCAACTCCCTGAAGTGTGGCAAGATGGTTACCGTCCAACTGCAGTTTGTTGCTGACTGATTTGATTGTGTTATCACTTGCTGCATTTGTGAACTCTTCGGCGAGCCGCCCCTGTGCAGCTGTGATATTGGCCTTCAGTGTGGTGATTGCTTCAGGCGCAGTTTCTTCAGGTGCAACCTTCAGCAAGTCGCGAAACTGTTCTGCCATCATTTGCCAGCCAACTACGGCCGCCCCGCGATTGTCTGCAAATGAAGCTGCTTGCACTGGCACCTGATTCGGATTCGCACTCTTGTTCTTGGAGCGTCGGGCAAGTTCATTGATGCCACGGCTCATTGTGTATTTCGCGTGCAGTCCAGCACCTACGCCAAATACAGTATTGACGCCACCAAAGAAAACCATGTGATCTGCAAATGTCATCTCTTCAGGAAACAGAAACTCGCTGCTGTTCATGGTCGCATAGATGGCAGCATCCGCAGCTGCACTCTCAATAAGCACATCCTTGACACTTGTAAAGATTGCTTTGCGTTTCATGCCTGCAAATTCAGGTGTTGAAAGTGTGCTGATATCATGTGTGCCAGTGCGGGTTTTCATGATCCGACGAGCTTCGCGGAACTCAGGACGAAAGAGCTTGCTGTTTGGCATACCAGTTGAAAAGAACTTGTTGGCACCATCGCCAAAGGTCCGAGTTGCCAACTTGTTAAGTGAGCTACCTGTACGAACTGCTTTGATTGCAAGTCCAGCTGGAACGAAACTGCCCAAGATGTCAGATGTGATGCCGACCGCATTTGGATTGTCTTGGATGTAGTCGGAAATGTTCGGCATGTTACGCGCAATAACTTCCCCCATATACTCCTCGTCAACTCCAGGCATGGAACTTACGAAGGTGTCAACGGTCTTAGCCATAACTGCAGGGACAAACAAGGCCACATTTTCCAAGACACTGCGATTATCCTCAGCATCAATTGCGGAATTGGCCTGTGTTTGCATTGACGGATTGTTGGTTGGACTGAGAAAGTCTTCAGAATCCGTGTCAACATCATTGAAATATGGCATCGGTTAATCCCTTACAAGTTGAGCAGACTGGCCCAGTTGGCTAAGTTTGGTACGTGCTTGAGTAATGAAATTGCGTACAGGAGCATTGCCAAACAACTGGTTGTTGACACTTGAGATAGCAACTGAACCTTCTGGAGTTCCGCCTTGGTAGCCAAATGTAGTTCTGGCATACGGATCAAGATGCTGCGCCATAGCACTTTGAAACTCCGCCCACTGTGCAGTTGCACTGTCTCCGAATGCTTCATTGAAATAGTTTGCCAAATTGGCCATACTGAACTTGCCTGTTCCGCCATACAATGCACTGTTGCGATTCGAAAGTGCTGTTGCCAAATTGAGCTGCGCATACTTAGGATCGTTTGCAACAAGTGCCATTGTTTCATAGATGCCAGTTGTATAGGCAAAGTTAACGGCCTTGTTGGAAGCATTAACCCACTCCTCTTGAAAAGCTCCAATCTCTGCAAGTGCTGGAGTCGTCGCAGCATCAACGGATGCCGGCCGCATTTGCCCCAGCAAGTCATCGTACATATTGGAACCAGTTGCCGTGCCCATCAACGAGTTTGTCATTGTCAATTGCTGGGCACCGGGCTTGTCGTAAATGATGCCAGTTTCCAACTGCTGGTCAATTGCAACTGCGGTGTCTTTGGAAGGAAACTTGTTGCGCACTTTCTCATTCATCATAGTGATAATATCAGCAGACTTTTTCAGCAGCACTTCAGACAGCTGCGCACGTGACGTACCCTCAGGAGTCTCCTCAATTGCTGTAATGAGGGCTTGTGATTGGCGCATCGCTGACGCTTCTTCCGGTTTCCAGATGGGCGATTTGGCCATTACTGAATATGCGTCAACAGCATCCATATCACTTGTATCAACACCGGTGTAACGAGAGATGAACTCTGCAGTGGTCTTGCTGACTGCCGCAGCCTCAACAGTTGCAATAGTCTCACCAACGGTAGCTACATCAACAGCAGCAAATTCTTCAAGACGCTTCTTGAGTTCAGGTGCAGTTGCAGTGAAGTTTGCTAGCTTGAACTGGCCTGCGTTCTCAGGCTTCTGAGATTCATCAAGCGCTTCCTGCACTTCAAACTTGGTCATGTCCTGCAAGAAGTCCTGACGAGTAGCTTCGGCAAGTCCACGTTCCTGCAATTGCATGTTAATGTCAAGCTGGCGCATGTTGCGCTTCTGCCTAGTTCGGCGATCAGTCTCTTCCTGCACTTGTTGACGGGTGAGTTGGCCCGTCTTCTCAGCTGCTGCGAGTGCAGCAGGATCTTGAGTTGTGAGGAACCGCTGCTGGCTTTCCAGTTTCGCACGTTCCTCTGCACGCCGCCCAGCAATTTCACCTTTGACCAATTCCAGTTCGCGCACTTCCTGGCTCAACTGTGCGCCTGCAATTTCCATTTCAGCACGCCCTTGCTGCATGCCAGTATTGAGTTTGTCCTGCGATTGTGAACGGCCAACCTCAGCCAACTTGAGTTGGGTTTGGTTTTGCTGAACGCGTTGGCCCACTTTGTTGATATCTTTGGACGGATCGAAGATGCCCATGAACGCATTGCCAATGGACTCAAGTGGCCCTGCGTTTTGCAAGGCGTTGTATTGGTCAATGCTGGCACGCAACTTCGAAAGTGATGTATCTGCTTCCTTGTTGATAGACTGCTGTTCCATCGAATAGACCTCAAGCAGCTGCTGAGATTCTTCCAGCACTTCAGTTGTAGTCTCTGTAGTTTCGCGACCAACCGTGCGAACGTCTTCACGCTCTTTCGAGAGCAGCTCACTGAGTTCGTCGTCAACACCTAAAAAAGCTTCTGCCATGAGTCTATTCCTTTTTAACCTGTAATGCCAAGATCGAGGCCTTTTTGGCGACTTGTCACATCGCCAGTTGTCTTCAAGAGCGAGTCAACAAGTTCAGACAGTTTGGTGATTGTCTCCTGCGTAACAGCGGTCTCTTCAGTTGACTGAGTAACAAGTTCCTGCGCACTCTCACTGACTGTGGCTTGCTCAGTTGCCTGTGTGCTGGCCGTTTGCCCTGTTGTAGTTGCACCCTTGAGTGCGGCAACCAATTGAGATAGCGCCTCAGTACCGCCGGCAGCTGCACTTGCAATCTCACCAGTCTCCGCTTGACGCGCTTGAATACCCAACTGCTGGGTAAGCCCCGCAAGCATTTCTTCAGTTTCCAAACGCCCCTCAAGTCCCAACTGTTGCACCAATGAATTGAGGCTACTGCCCGCTTCCGAAGCAAGTGCAGTTTCGCGTCGTCCAATATCACGTTCAGCGCCCGTACGTGCACGGGCAATAATTGGTGCAGGATCAAAGGCTTCTCCAGCCGTTTGCGCCCGCTCTGTCAGCGTCTGTTGCAACCCACCTTCGCCGACCACACCGCCAATCTGCTGCGTGAGGGCTGCCAGCAGTTCCTGAGTTGCAGCATCCAGCGTAGTTACATCTTGCGTTTGTGTGCCAGTGGCGGTTCCAGTCTGCGTCGCAGCTTCCGTTCCGCGCTGCGTTTGCTCACTTAGCAATTGCGACAGCTTGTCTGTTGAAGCAGTTTCCGCCTTATCAACAGTTGTCAATCGGTCGAGTTCTTCAGTGCCCGACTTTTGCACACTTTCTTTCTTTGCACCAAACCCTAATGAAAATGCCATGAGTTGTCTCCTTAATTAATGTGTTTGACTTGCTTGCGATTACCATGATGCAACCACGAAACATGTACCCAACCAGAATAGGGTTTGCCAGGAATTGCATACTCGCGAATCAACTGATCAAACTGTAAGTTGTCCTTGATAAAATTGAACAAGTCGTCATTTGAAACAGTTGCAATTTCAATGTCAGCCGCACAACCTTTGGGATGCTGTTTGATTCTATAGTACAGTTTCCAACTTTCTGAAGACTGCGAGTAACTACAATCCCGACACCATGTAGCATACGATTTGGCACAAAGTACCCACTCCAACATTTCACACCGATACCAAGACTGGGGTGCAAATGGCACACCGAAGTGATTGCGCACAGGCTGCAGTACGTTACGTGCTAATCCGTAGGCGTTCGTCAATACTTTTTCCGTTGGCGTGTTGTCAATTTCAAGGCGCTCAGCTGTTGACGACTTGCTGATTTCATTCGTGTAGAAGTTACCGTACAATAGCTGTCCCATGATTAACCCAGTTTCCTAGTTGAACTTTTAAAGGGTTTTACAATTGATGATTTGATACTAAACCAAAATTGCGTCACACCTGCAACAAATTCTTGTATAGAAGCCGAACCCTCAAGCGGTAATGTTAATGCTGTGTTATCGACAACCGGGCTTGTAACGGCTGGATTTGCGCCATACATGTATCTTGCTGTTCTAACCCCAACTATGGCTGTATGGGTTAACCTGACTGTAGTTGCATTTTGACGTACAGCAGCCGATACAGTCACCGGCGTTCCAGCATCAAGAATCTGAAATCCTGTAATTGTCGATGCGGGTGTAAAGTCTGTACCGCCATCATGAGCAATTGTTATATCCGTTTGAGTGCTGGAGACTTCTTGCCAGTTAACAATCTGCGGGCCGCGTGAATAAGTTTCATCCCCCAGTAGCTCAAGAACTACCTGGGCGCACTGTTCCCCATGAGTTGTATACCCGGCTGGCGTGTAATGGATAGTATCGACCAGCGGCAAATCAGTAGTTGTAACCCGGTAACAATCCGCTAGACCGTTTGCTACGTTCTGCTGTGCATTTCTGATTGCTTGAAAGTTAACATCTGTGTCCCCAACATCAGTTCCGCGCCCCAATAACGAGATGACAAAAGGTAGGTTGGTCTGATCTGAAGCATTTGTAATGTCTGTACGAATTTGATTCGTTATGAAATCCTCTAGCCCACCTGTAGAGCCTTCATATTCCGCCTCAGTTACCAAACCAGAACGTGCATCCCTCTCGCCTTGCGCCCATACAACAAACTCAAGTTCGCCCCCGTTCGCAGTTACACCAACCTTTAAATCATCATAAGGGCTAGATGCTGCAGTGTTTAACCAGTAACCAGAACCACTATCAGCTTCACTTCTTAATGCTGTTCCGCCTTTGGAATAATCAAGCAGCCCAACGGGGACAGGGCTTGCCATGTTGGCAATGATTCGATTGCCAAACGCTGTCGCACCGTTTGAAGCCGCACCAAGTACCGCCCACGAACCCGTGTACTTGCGTAATAGAGCATCAGGTACTTGTCCCGAACCGTCAGTGAACCAATTTTCCATGTTCGATTGGCCGATACAACCAATAAGTGTACCTACACCAAACGCCGTCGTGCCGTCATCAGTAACACCCGTATCATTACTAAAACGAACATCGACGTTATACCACCCGCCCTCGGGCACTGTAATTGTGCCTGAAAAAGAACCGGCACTGGGTGCGGCATCAATAGTCGTCCAGGTGACCACCTCCGTATCAGTCCCATCCTCAACAACTCGTGCCTGTATTGCTGTGGGTGTCCCTGAATATGTGCCTGTGACAGTTACTGCTTTGTTATTTGTGGCTGTATCGCGCTGATAAATACGATCGGGGATTAACTCAGTAAGTGTAATGGTGTCACCAACAGTCAAAGTACCAGACGCATACGAAGTAATCATTTCCAAATTACTCGAAACCCCTTCGGCCTTTATCACTACCCCTTTTTTTGTTTCAGCTGTAAAGTTTGTTGAATCTGCGTGAGTGTATATTAATGACCCGCCTGCATAAAACCGTATATCTGTCCCATCATCTTCAATACGGTATAGAGTATCCACTACCCCTTGGAACTGGTGGATTGTGTCAGTTACGACACCTGCAATAATTGTAACAACACGAAAGCCAGCCGCTCCCGTTCCGAACATGCCTAGACCAATGCAGTTGTCAGAATCCTGTAATCGAACTGCAATTAAATCATTAACATTACCTTGAAGTGTTGACGGTGTTGTTACTTCTACATAACCACCGACATTTGAATCATCGCCGTAAGCATAGCCACTACCAACAGACTCATTAAATTTTAAATTTCCGTTCGTCAGAACTACAAAGGTATTTGCCGCACCAGAAACAGTCCATGTTGTGCCAACATCGGGCGACCACGAACCTAAATTCGTAGCTACTCCCGCACCATTAAAATTATCGGCAAATTGTTCGGCCATTTTAATTACCACCTTCGCAGTTGTTAAGTAGAAACAAGCGTATCAAACCTAAATTAAAACAGCAGTTACATCACAACTTGCGCCACAACCTGCCAATTTGCCCTTGACATAGTCAGAACGAAATTGGTAATTAACAGCATCAGGTACAACAGTAATGGCTGAATCGACAACATCCACGTAACTTGTGCCATTAAAAACCATCAGTGTAAAAGTTCC